CATCAGGTAGTGTAATTACCCTATCTGTACTCGTATTCGGAGCAGTTACAGTTAGTACCCCTGTGCCTGATGCGTTGCCTTGTATTTTAATTTTTGACATAAATCTCCTTTAAGAAATAACCCATGTGCTTCCAGATGGCACGGTAACTGAAACACCACTGTTAATCGTAATCTCACCAAAAGATCCAGCGTTATTTCCAGAACTAATTGAATAGTTAGATGAGATCACGTTACTATGTTCGTAAAGTGCTTTAGTGGTGGTGTTTGCATCAGTATCTAATACTGCCCAAGACGCATTCGAACCATCTGTTGTTAAGTATTTACCAGAGTTACTTGTTTGTGATGGTAAGGCATCTACTTCTGCCCATGTCATGCCGCCAGTATTGCCAGACTGAGCGGACAAGAAATAACCATTAGTCGGTGTATTTGATACTTTTAAGTTAGCTTCATCAACAACATTATCTGCAATGACTGTCGCGCCATCTGCTGTTGATGTTACTTCTCCAGAATGGTTTGGATGCACATAGTTATTAGCACTAGATGCAACACTATTTAGTTTGGTATGATCAGCATCAGTAAACACATTTGAATCACTAGCTGCTTCAACTGCTGCTCTTATTTCTGCATCTGTCTGGTCTGCTGTAGCACTTGCTTCTATTCCATCAAGCTTAGTATGATCTGCATCTGTAAAAGCATTTGTATCTGAGTTAGCTTCATAAGCAGTTTTAATTTCTGCATTAGTTTGATCTGCTGTTGCACCAGCTTCAATACCATCTAGCTTTGCGCCGTCTACTGAAAGATCTCTGCCATCTACCGTTTCAGATCCAGACATAGTAATGTTGCCACTCATTTGACCGCCGCTTACTGGCAAGGCTTCTTGGTCTGTGGCAAAGTCATTAAGAAGTTCTGCTGATACTCTAATCTCTACAGTATCGCCAGCACTATGCCCAGCAGACGTTGCATCACAAGTAAATGTTGTTCCGCTAACTGCTGTAACTTTAACAACCTCCGAGGCAATCGTGACATACATATGATCACTACCACCCAAAGCTGGAAAACCACTTGCAGAGGCAACAGAAAAACTTGTTGCGCCAGAACTAATCGAACTTGCTAGAGTTGTTGCCGCATTATTTGCAAATTTTACTGCCATTTAATCCTCCGTTAATTTACTAATCAGCTAACTGTGATAGTCCATGTAATTGTCATTGAGTCGGCACTGCCTTTATTAACAACACTAAAAACTGTTCTACAAAGCATGTCACCGCCAGAGCTTGCGTTAAAAAGACCAGCTTCAGTAATTGCACCAGTACCATCTCCAGCCGCCCATGTACAAACATATGCAATTTCATTAGTAGTGACTGTTGTTGAAGTTAAAGCATTACGATCCAGCTCAGTAACTAGCGTTGTATTACCAGCCGCAGCAGCGGTTGTGCCAGTGCCTACAGCCATGTGACTCATAGCGGCTTTTGTAGTGTCCTTCATTCTTGACGATACAAAATTCTTTCCAGCTGTCACTACGAGGTTTGGTATCTCCTTAACTACCTCGTCATTAACTGCGATTGAAACTGCGCCAGTTAGTGTTAAATTATCATTTATCATTTATTACTCCTTTTAATTAAGGGTTAAACTATTAAGCGTCATGTTTCCAAGCGCCTTACCATGTGTTCTTGATATTGAGATCTGATCTGTTACCGAGAAAACATTTCCTTTGTTGCCTGTATAGTCTTTATCAACTAACGTAGCATCATCTAACGTAAAACCATCAGCAAGAACCTTGCTATGCGCAAAAGCTTCTGTATCGCTAAAACTAACTGTATCTGATAGGCCTTGATTAACAAGCATTGTCATTACATCTGATAAAGTAGCATCATCAGCAATGGCTTTACTTAATAAATTTGCAAAAACATCTGATATTAGAGTGCTATCGGTTAGATTTTTGTTAGAGCTAAGTCCAATGACATCACTAAGCGTTGCTACGTTATTTTTAGTGCGGCTAAAGACATCAGCACCTACAAATGAATCCTCTAAAGTAATAGTGTCGCTAAATGATTTATTAAATACAAATTCTGCTAAAAATGTTTCAACAAGTGTTACGCTCTCTGATAAACCTTTACTTGTAGCAAACACTTGAGCTTCTGTAATTGTTAAATTTTCATTGAAGTTTTTGCCTGTTAGAATTAAAGCAATTTCACTAAGCGTTAAAGTTTCTTTATTAAACTGCATTAAAAAGTCAGCAAACTTAATATCAGTTGCTTCTAGCTTCTGATAGCTCAGATCTGCATATGGTTTAACAAAAGTTACTGTTGCATGTAATGCCATTTAAAAACCCGCTCTCACATCAAATCTTAATAAATCTGCAACACTCTGGAACGATCCATTAGAGTATTCCAATTCAAGCTCACCTTCATATTCACCAACGCCATCATCTAGTGTTGTTGATCCCCATGACAAAGTGATCTTGCCATCGGTTGCTGGATCGTTAATTGTTGCTGTTAGTGTGGCAACTAAAGTCGAACTGTTTAACCTTCTATACTTAAAACGAACTGCGGAAACGCCAGATAAATCAATTACTGACCAAGTAGTCGGATCTCCAGCATCTAGCGTTTTGCCTGTAGCGGCTGTTTGACTATCGCGCAGAGTTATTTCAAGGTTTGGCAAATCATCGCCTTTAACTAAATTGATTGTTTCGTAATAAGCCATAATCGTTCCTTTAAATTAAATAACTTCCAGATGAATTTTTAAAATGTGTTTCTGCGTATTCTCTCGCTGAAATCTGCACCACGCCAGACTGATCTGTCATTGTAGAAAGCAGTAAAAACTTACGCACGCGATCTAGTAATGTGTGGTTTAGCGCAATCACATCACCGACTTCAAGATGTGCATTTTTAACGCTGGTTGCAAAGCTAATCGCAAGTGGTGTTTGTTTCACTCTATTGCCAGAGGCATCTTCTGAGTAGCGAAGTGAGTTCAGCGCTATTTCGCACAGCTTATCTGCTTGCGCCGCACTATCAACACCTTTAGCATCTAAGATCTTAGTTACCACTTGGCCGTCATAGGTTTGCAGTGTTGTATCTTCCTTAACGCTTTCTTTACTTAAATACTCATCAGATGGATCAATGTATTTAAGAATGACTTTATTGGCAATCGTTGCACTACCCGCCATGCTAATTGTTAAGCTGTTACCTAGTACATCATCACTGGTTAAAGTGTCTGCAAGACTTTGTAATTTAGTGTCAATCTTAAACTTCCATTTGCTTTCACTATGAAATATGTTGCCGCGACAAGTAGCTAATACATCGGCAATAATTGATTGGATATTAGACTGCTGAATCAGCGCTATATCGCATGTAAAGCCAGCATTTGAGCAATCTGTTTTAGCTTGGTAAAAAGTACCTATATCAATATCCGAATCCGATATAGCCAAACCTGTTGTTAGAAGATCTAAAAGTATTTCTGCTGGATTGGTTGAATAGGATGTGCTAGTTGCTATGGTTGTTGCATTGGTAATAGTTCTAATTTTTTTGCCTTGCAACTTAACGGTAATGGCTTCCAGCGCTGTGTTTTTAGTATTCTCACCATCAAAGACTTGATGCACCGCTAAGAATGCGACATTTGCTGGAATCGTAATATTTGCTAACCCTAAATTATTACCCGTTTCAACATTAGCATTATTATTTTTAACCCAATTTATTGTCAGTACATTTCTTGCACTGGTTGAGTATTCATAATATTCAATATGCACATATTCTGTTGTCCATTTATTACCACCTTGTGAGGTCATAGCGGTTTCACCCGCATAAATATTACTAATAGCTTCAAGCTCATGACCAGCTAAAACAATAATCGACCAATAATCACGGTTATAACCATTAGTGGTATTGTCACCATTAACTTGGTTGTTTGTATCTTGCCAAATAATATTACCGCCCATTTTATGTTCACCGTAAATCTCAGGAACAGGAGCAATATTAGTTTTGTTTGTTTGCAGTTTTGCACCCGCATAACCTTCAACGCTGGCAATATCAACTGCGCTGGCCATTGAGTCAGAAGTTGATGATCCAACAAGTGACGCGCCAACAAGTACAACACCCGCAGTCGCAACAGCAACAGCTCCAGCAGTTGCGGCAATACCAAGACCGCCTAAAAGTGCTGGTGCTAATGTTGGCGCAAATGCAATAGCTGCAATACCGATAATTGGCTTAATGACATCACTCATGGTTAAGCCTCATGAGTATGGCATCATTTTCAATACGCCTTGTCACTACTGCATTTTCAAGATGATCAAAAGTCCAGTAAAAAAACTGATTAATACAAACGCCAACGCCGCGATCCCAAAGAATGACATCATCAGCCTTTGCACTTTCTACGCGCTGACAAAAACTATCAAAAAAACCAATGTGATCTTTTCGTGCTAAAAACTTATTTTGATGCTTAACAAAAGACTCAAGATCGCTCCAAGTCCATTTACCCCAGACCTCTGGTAAATCATATTTTTGATCTAAATAACTAATTGTTTCTGTAAAGCAATTTTTCATATTAAACCGTTTTTTGTCTGCCCCAGTAAATGACCTCACTTATAGCATTTACAATAGAGGTAAATTCATTCTGCGAATAGGTGCGAGCTGGATATGGCTTTTGCCAATAGGTAAACTTGGTGGTTAGCTGCGCGGTAAAAGTTTTAGTCGTTGCATTAAAGGTGTCAATTACGCCTTCAAATAAAACGTAGGTGTCTTTAGTTAGTCCAGATATTTCTAGTCTTG